CCTCACCTAATAAGTTGCATATATGAAACTATTATTATTTCAGATATGCAACTACTTTAAGTGCAATGTAACGTACCGTTACAAACTATAAGTCAGAGAATACCCCTATGTGGCGGTTTGAAACATATGGAGGTTTCTTTCTCCCCCGTTTTTTCCAAAAGAGTTTCCAACCCGCATCTATTAAATTACGGGTTTCTTGGTCAAAGGCTCTGCTGAGTGTGTCTTCACTCTTGCCCCCACGGTTTGATACGCGAGTGGCGTTGTAGAGATTGCGGTATGCTTTAGGTCGTGCGTGTAGTGGTGTCATATTCAACCATTGAGTCAGACGATTTAGGGGTGTGCAAGTAAAAAAGAACTATTGTGTATCTTTTTTTTTGGTGGGCAAAGGGTGGGTAGCGAAGCTGATGATAGTTGTTGGGTTTGGTGGGCAAGGGGTAGGTATTTTGCCGCCACCTATTCGTTGGTTATAGCTGTCTGCTGTAGCGGTGTAGTATAAAAAAGCCCCTAGCTGTTAGGCTAGAGGCTGTATGTGTTATTGACTTATTGCTGCAAGTAGAAACAGAAGGATTGAAGCTGCTGTTATAAACCCGAGTAGTAAGTCTATTTTAGTATGTGTGTATGTTTTCCATAGTGCTGTCGTAGTAGTTTTCGTTAGCGAAGTATAACCAGCATTTTTTGACAGAACCATCTGCCAGTTGAATATATGTTAGTTTACGTTCGTAGTTGGTTGGGTGGCCTTCGAGCCAATCGCAGTCGTCTTTGATAGCATTGCTGGTAACGTTATAGACTTCTACGGTGATATGGTCGCCGTGTCCTTCTTTTTCATAAACGAAAGGGATTGTTGTGGCTTGCATTACGTATTTGCAGACAGTTTTACCTGAGCCTACAAAGTGGGAGGAGCCGAGCGTGTGGTGGTTATTATGTCCAGCTTTAAGTGTGCCGTATACAGCAACTAGGTCTACGTTTTCCCAGTCGTCTTTTGATAGAGGAGAGCAGATTTTGACTTCTGTTTCTTCTTCTTCGTCACCAATGATGTCATCGTCATACCATTCGGCATCCCAGTATTTTTCATAGCTGGTGTTTGTATGATAGTTGGATGGGTAGGTGTATCCGATAGTCTTTTTGTAAGACTTGTGGAAGCAGTTAGCCTTGCTGAAGTAGATGCCATCGCGTTCGTGCCATTCGCCGTGACGCTCCACTCCATATAAGGAGGTGAGAGCAAAGCGTGTGTCAGTCATTGATAGGACATCATCCCAATATTCTTCTGGTATGCGTTTAAGCATCTTGGCGACAACTTTGGTGTCACATAGCTCGTCATCACCAAGGTCAGCAACTGTTCCGTTACTGAAGAGGCGAACAATACCGTCAACATTTCGCATGTCTTCTGATGCATTTACCACATAAGGGTGACAGTTGGATTTGTTAATAGTCCCACGTGTAGCATATCGGTAGTGAGCTACAAAAGGACGTGCAACTGAGATAAGCTCACGTGCGGTTTCATAGTCCATTGTGCGGACGCATTCGTTATTGTCGGTGTATACGATACCAAAGCCATCTGGATTGATACGTTCAGCGTTATCGAGGATGAACTCAGGAATGATTGAGTCAGCGGTAGGTTTGTGGATTATTAAGCACATAGTGTTTTAGTATTTGTTAGTTGTATTGTGTGTGTATGATAGTGAGATTTATACGAAGTGGCTGATTTCTTGTCTGACGAATTCAGGCATAGTGTAATCAGGAAGCTCGCAGTAGTATTGGAAGACGTATGCTAGTCGGATGACTTTACATAGGTCACTGTGAACGGGATAACTTTCGAGGAGCTGGTCTTTTGACTCTTCAACTAGGAAGCGAATACGATTGACGATTTGCTTTGGTATTTGAGCAACGACTTGAGCGCATTCGTCAGCATAGTAGTGTCCGTTGGTTGCATCGTTTACTGCCCAGTTTGGGATACCGTATGATTTGTCGTCATAAGCAGCCTGTGTGTAGCTCCAATCTTCTGTAGCGTAGGCGTAGAGACATTTAACCCACGCTTGTGATAGTTCAAAGCGACGAATGATTTGCTCAGTGTTTTTGACACGGCTGGGTAGGCGCAACTCATAGAGCGTCTTGCTACCAGTGAGCTGCTTTTCGCGGATAGCTGAGTAACGAGCACCACTTTTGGCAGCGTATGGACAAGCCTTTTTGTTGTTGCCTGAGTAGTCGTTACGAAGACGTTTGCGATACATTGCCCACCATAGTCCACACCAGCTTTTGATGTGCCAGTATTTGATGGTATTGGTGGTGTCGCAGATGTTGATGTGACCCCCACATCTTGAGGAGGTTTCTTCTTCTAGGTAGTAACTAAGTTTGGCGTGTTGTTTGAACAGCTCGTAGTTATTCATTGAGTAGACATTGGTGATGCCTTCAACACCACAGGAGCTGTCGGTTTCCCATCCTTTGAACAGTGGTTGCTCTTCGTGTTCATTCCCCATTTCGGAGCAGCCATCTATACAGGATTTTTCTACTTCAAAGCCGATGGTAAACTTTGATAGGATGTTGGTTTCGTCATCTTTTAGGTAGTAGTCTGGGTCAGGTGTGGAATGATAGTCCCGAATTTTATTTTCAAAGGCTGCTTCTTTGTCAGCATAGGCAGTGCCATCAAGCCAATGGACGTCATCGGTATGGTATGCGTTGTCTGGGTCATCTTCTGGGTAACATACATCGCAGTCTCGAACATATTCTCCGTAGTGTTCAGAGTAGGTGATTTCGTCAGCGTCTCTGTGACAGTTATCGTATTGACCATGAACTGACACAGAATCCGCACTAAGGATGTAGTAACCATCGATGTCTTGGCAGCAGACATCGCGGTGAGCCATTTGAGGGTGACCGTTTTCATCTGCCTCGTAGAAGCCTTCGTTTAGCTCATTACATTGAGTAGTAGGCCAATACTTGTTACTGGCTGCACATAATGTGAACGCTGAGATATGACAGAACGAAGGGAATTCTGTGCTGTCACGGTTGATGAACTGGAGTAAACCTATTTCGAGCAGAGCTTTCATACGCGAATTAGAGATAGAAACAGTATGAGTGAAATCAAGCTTGTCTCTAGGGATGAGATAGCCTCTTAACATATACAAATTTACTTTAGAATTGGAGTTACCATAAGCGTCAACGAACTGCGACGCTGAGTCTGAGTCATGGATGTAGCGGGTGTGGTTTTCCGTTGTAACTGGAGTAAGTGTTTCGAGATAAGTGCGTGTTATGTAGTCCATATTATGTGTGTGTTATGTGTTTTTAGTCGTTTGCGATGCCAGAAGTGGCAAGGCAGTTAGAGGAAGCTTGTGCTGCTTCGTTGGTTTCAGATAGAGCGGTCAAGATGCTCAGGATGATAGTTGCTAGTTTTTTCATAGTTAAAAGACGGTTTTGGTCAGCTCCGTAAACTGTGGATTTAGTTGTGTGTGTGTTGTGGTAACGCTTATGCTTTACCGATAAGAGTTGGACGTGTCTTGCCGTCTTTACCTTTGATGTCAGCAACGATGATAGTGTCACCTACGTCGAACCGTGGTAGTGCCTTGCTGTTATGCCAGAGAGTAGGCATCGAGAAGAAGTCACCGTCAATCATTGCAACAGCTTCGACAGCGTATGCAGTCGGTTCGTTAGCGTTGTTACCGTTGATGGAGATGACACGTGCGGATGTTGTGTTTAGCTTTTTCATTTTTATGTATATGTATGTGTGTTGTTATTAGTATTACGAGAGAAAAGTTACAGAGATAACCAGAAGGAACGAGCGTCTTCTAGGGTCATTATTGCGTGAGGGAAGCGTTCATTGTCGTCTACTACGAGGTAAGTAGCAACGACGTTACCGATGACTTCAAAGTCATAGTCGCCCTTGCTGTAGAATGTAAGTCCCAGGATGTTGGATATGTGTTTCATAAGATAGAAGAATTAAGAGTTATTTGCTGTTACGAAGAACGTCGAATTGAGCCTGTTGAGCGTTAAGTTGCGCTATGAACGCATCTGTCTTGTTGAGCCTTGCAGAGAATTGCAGACGTTGAACGAGGCAGAGTGTTACGGAAGCTAGGCAACATGCTGCGAGTAGTATTTGTAGGATTAACATAAGATAGAAGAATATAGAGATAAGAATGAAGAGATAAGAATTAAGATAACGAAGCCACATATTGGAGACGACGTGTTTTTTTTATAAAAGGCTAGGAACGACGCCTTGAAAAACACGGTGTCGGCATATGGTACGGTAGTACCAACCAGTGATACCCAGACAGACTACGACCCACAAAGAATACGCTTGGTGACGGTATATATCTACGAGGAATACGCATAAGAGAGCGAGGAACGAGCGGAGAAAAAAATTTTTTTGGAAACACCTTTTTAGCTACTACATGATAGTATGTGTTGACCATTGGTGAACGGCTGCGGAAAAAAAACGCATGCAACCAAAAAGACACGCGAACAAAGAGAAGGCGTGTCAATCGAGCAACCTTTGGTCTACAAAGGATACTAAATCCGTTGCCATGTCAGTAAATATAGGGCTTCGACAATGATAGTGAACAAATAGGTGACAAAAAGTCCTTTCGAAGGGGCGACGGGGGAAATTGTTCGCCGTTCACTTAACGATAGGGTGACAGATTTTTCCACCAAAAGTACCACCTCTTGTTTACCTGTAGGCATGAAAGAAGGCCACCCTCAAAACACATAAGGAGAGTGACCTTCACACACACGTAACAAAAAGTTACAACAGTTCCAAGACTGTGCGCTAGGTTGCACAGGTCAACAACTAAACCCTTAAATATAAACTATAATAATAAGCTTGACGGGTTTTAATCTGTTGTTAAGCTTGGAACTCTTAGTGACACTAAGGGTATACTATTAGTTCACCGATATTCCCTACTATGGGAGTAATCACAATAGACAAATAAAGAGATAAAACTCTAAGGTATACTCTTAGTACAATAAGAGAACACTAATTTCATTGTTCACTCTTAGTACACTAAGAAGGGGCTCCTTATCCCCTCATATTAGTCCCTTTCCATTATTCTGGTTGTTATTTCCCTTATATGTTCGCCCACACAGGGCTCTGAGACACTAAAGGTATACACTTACTCTCACAACCAATTAGAACCGCTATTTGACCCCTTAGAACGCTTGAAATAGGCATCAGAGAACGACTGGAGTTCCTTGTTTAGGAGTTCTGTCTTTCTATCTTCTATTTTGTCCTCTGCATCTTGGTTCATTTGTTCGACCCAGTAGGCTATACCGATACTTAGGGCATCCAGTCTGTCATCATGGGTAATAGCACCCCTGTCCTTGGTTATACGGGACATCTGGTACATCAGTTGGTAACGAAGCTGTAGCTCTGGGGGATACCCTTGGGCAGTCTCAAAGTCCTTTCGGATAACATCAGGGCTAATAATGAGCCTATGTTGGTTCATTATGGGCTCTAGGGTGTCAATGATACGCTTTTCCTTTTGGATGTTGTGTCTGACCTCCTCCATAGTGCAGGGGTGTATCTTGTTGAGCACTGGTTTAAAGATTTCGTTGAACATACCGTCACCAAAGTTGGACTCAACAATGATGGCGTTGACCTGATGGTTCTTAGCAATCATTGCGAGTGCCTTCAGGGTCTCCTCAGAGTAACCCCCTTGTAGACCCCCAGCGTCAGGCACGAACAACATACCGTTGAGCATTTTGACCACCGCATAGCCTGTTTCATCCCTGCCTCGACCACTGGGGTCAATGGCTAACACAGAGCCTGTGAATGGGATGTGTTCGCCTATAGTCTTAAAGGGTCGGTGGTATCTGTCTCCACTGAAGCCCACATTAGGTACACTCCCGTCCCACACTAGGTCTGGAGCTTGAGCCCACACGAGCCTCTCTGGAGCCACCTCGTTGTCGATGTCTGCTACAATCAGTTCATTAAGTTTCAATGGGTGTCTGTCGATGTCACTCAGGCGGGTGTCCAACATGAACTGCATGGCGAACCCAGAGCGACCATAGGACATCTCTCGTTCTAACAGGTCAATATCGGAAAACCGTGTAGGCTCTGTAGCCTTACCAACCTTCTCAGCGTCCACACAGATTGCCCTGATTGACCCGTTGTAGCCCTTTTCGTTCGTCTGAGGGGTGACATGCTTGGAAGGCCAGATGCACGCCTTGTAGCCCCGCTCTTGTAGCTTGTTGTATATACTGTCTTCAGTCTGAGGTGTTCCAAGGAATATAATCTTTGAGGAGTCCTCTGGCTTCAGAATAGCATCGAACTCTTTTACTTGTTCGCTGAGCTTCTCACGCATAGCCTGTGTAGCAGAGTTGTTCGCCACCTCGATATCGTCGGCAATGATGATGTCCGCACGGGAACCTGTGAGCTGACTGGTAACACCCAGAGACTTCACAGACGGGGCGTGCGACGCAGGAGCAGGACCAACGTCAAAGGATATCTTAGAGAACCGCTGCTTGTCTGTGGGCTTCAGGTGACTTAAAAAGGGAACCTCGTGAATAAGACGCAGAGTGAACGTGCTGAAGTCATCAGACCTCGTTTTAGACGCCGAGACCACCAAGAAGTTTAACGCAGGGTTCAAGAGCAACTGATGAACCACGTAAGCGGAACAAATCCAAGACTTACCAACACCACGAAAAGCTTCTATAATTTGCCGCTTTTCATCGCTTTGCATATAGTCAGCAATGTCATACTGAATGGGTGTTGGTTCTGGTAAGTTTAGGTGCTTCCAGATGAGGAACAAAAAGTTCCTAAAGTCTCGTATTTCTTCCATTACTTATTTCGTGCGCGATTCTTAGCTTTGCTTTGAATACGCAGATTACTACGTGAGTTGTTTAGTGGGTTACGGTCTCTGTGGTCTACATCTTTACCTGCAAGAGCTGCTTTACCATGCTTCTTAACGGCGAGGTTCCGCGCTTTATTGCGTCCAGCCCTGCGTTTCTTTTGAGCAGGCTTGGCGTGGTAATTGTCGTATTCTTTTTTATAGTTTCTCATTTGCAGCTAACATTATGTGTTCGGATGAATCTCGGAAGGGAAGCAGGTCCACTAGGTTACCCAATGGGTTCTCAGTTGTTGCCTGAGCGTGGATGCCGTTGTCTTTTAGGAACTGTCGAGCAGCGTTAAGGTCAGAGGGCGATGCCTCGCCTCCCTCGATACGCTGAATGAACTCACTAATTAATAGGTCTTGAAGGGTATAAAGCTTGTCTGTTTTTTCACTCATTTAGTAAAAATCTCTTTGTATATTTTGATACCGAGATAACACATTGTTAGTACGCCTACGAAGATAGCGACTGTGGTGTTAATATGGTCAAGGGTTAAGGTTCCGAGGATGCCAGAGGTGGCAATGAACGGAGTGACGTAGGGGTTTTCTGGGAGCATGGTTTAATTCTTTTAGAGGGTTAAAATTTATAAGTATTACTGCATTAAACGGAATTGTTGTTTTTCTTGATTGAGCTGGTTTAAAGAGTTCTGTAGGTCAGGAAATTCACCAAGCATTTCTTTGCGTGCTTTACTTCGGAAGGCTCTCAACCAGTTATTAACTTCACGGATACGAGGTGACTTCTCACCAATATCAGTATCGCTATGGGCAGTGAGTCTTTGGTAGCCGTTACTCTTGATGAGCTTACCTAGAGTTTGACGAAGGGTCTTTCCACGTATCGTGGTTGTACCTGTCTTCTCTAGCCACACATCATACGCTTGGCGTCCATCTTCATTGTAGATATCCTTTGTTTGGATAGCTCCACCGATTTTACTGTTTTGTTTGTTGAACCCATGACCGAGGGTTCCTAACTCTTGGTCAACCATGTCATCACTCTCGGTGCTGAAATAGATAGGGTTAAGGATGCCAGCACCCATCGGAAGATTCTCATACTTAACTGCTTCACCGAGGAAGTTACGTTTGGCAGGAAGAGAGCCAGACATAGGAGACTTCTTGGTCATATAATCAAAGATGGTTCTTGTTTCACGAAGCACCCGCTCGTCACTATAGTTCTGTCCTTGAGAGAACAGTGTCGGAACAAAGCCGCCCGCGATGTTACCCGCTAAAGCCTTTGAGTTAGTAGCTGGGTCACGGAGCATCTTGAGCATCGAGTCCAAACCTTTAACGTAGGATTTGTTGGTAATGTTATTCGTAAAGGACAACGCTATAGCAGAGAACATATTACCCATCTGTGTATCATCTAAATCATAATACTCTTCAGCCTCAACGATGTCTGCAAAGAGACCGATAACAGTAGCCATTGGGTCAAGGCGTTGGTAACTCAGATATTTATCACCAACCTTGAATGAGTAAGGCTGCCACCCTGTAAGTTTGAGGGCATCCTTTTCTTCTTGGCTTCGTGGTCCACCACCTGTGATAAACTCCTTGTTAGACATTGCATACCAAGCAGCAGTACCTACAACAGCGGCGGCTGTTGCCATTCGTCCTGTAGTCTGTGCGCGTACCATAGGGTCTTCACTGTAGAGACCTTCGGACAGCTTCTTACGTCGGAACGAGAGGTCAGTAGCAACACCGAGAGGTGTACGGTCGAGAGCAAACTTTAAGATGTTTGTTGGGGTGTTAATGAAGGGAACAATAAAGTTCAGCATCGGAATCTTTGTCTTCAGCTTACTTAATGTGTCACCAAGGATACCAACAACAGAGTCAGAATCGAGGTCATTCGTAAAGGTGTTTACCTTAGAATACTCTAACGCTGCGTCTGCTAGGCCACCTCTGGAAGGGTCATAAGGACTCTGAGCTAACTCAGCGTGAATAACCGCTGCTTGTTCGCCACCATATCCAAGTCCGTTAATAGTCTTCGATTTTTCAACAGCATCCAAATATACGTTAGATTCATTATAAGCTCGCCCACCTTTTGTAACATAATTTTGAAAGCGGTCTTCAACGTATTTGGCTAGTTCTTTACCGTTCTTCTGTCCTGCTTGAATACCTTCATAGGCTAGATTGGTGCGAACATAGGCACGATAATTAAGCTGTTTGAAGAACTCATCCACCGTCATTAGACCACGACTAGGTAGGCGTACTCCCTGACCAATAAAGTCTACAGCGTTCTCAATGGCATCGTGGTTTTTAGAACTTAGTTTCTTACCTTGCTCTCCTAACATGGTTGTAGCATTGCGCCCTGTGATTGCTTCGGTTCTTTTCGCTGAGTCATTGAAAGCAACGGAGCCCTTAGTCAGAACTGAGTCGCCAATATCCCAAGCCTTGCCAGCGAACGTAAGAGCCTCTCGGAGGTTTTCCATCTTGAAGGCGTAACCGAGTACAGCTCTAGCAACCTCTGGGTCACCACGAAGGAGTCCACCAAAGGCTAGCTCACCTATACGCAGTGCTGAGGTCAAGGAACTACCAAGGGTGTTAACCACCTGAGTAGCAGGACCAGAGAGCAGGGAGTTCATCCAATACTCAGTGACCATATTCATTGACTTACTGCCCTGCATTTCTTTCGTAAGGTTATTAACAGCTTTCATTCGGGCGTCTTTGGCTGCTTGACCTCCGATAGCTTTGGCTACGTCGTCTTGACTACCAGCCATGAGCAACTTGTTAATTACATCTTGAACATCCATTGTTCCCGCTGTTTCAGTGGTATACTTAGCGTAGTCCGCTGGGTCACGAGCAATGAAGTCAAAGCCAACATCCTTGTTTAAACGGTATCCACCTTTGGAACCGTCAAGGAACTTACGTTGAACCAGTGTCAGACCTGCTTCCTTACCCATCAAAGACCAAATACGCTGTACTTCAGTTAGCTGGTCAACAGCGGATAGAACCTCTGCTTCAAGTTTGACTAGGTTCTTTGAGGAGTCTTTACGAGCTGCGTGTGCTTCCGTTGCTTTGTCCACAAGGTCACGGCTCATAAGGTCAATGAGTGTCTTAGCAGCTCGTTGTTGAGTTCTGAATTCGGAAAGAGTGGGTAAACCATCCTTACCGCCAGCAGCTTTAAGTTTCTCAACCGCTCCTAACCAAGTATTTTCGTTACCTCCAAGCAGGTCTACCATTTCTCTGGTCTCAGCAGTGAGGCTCTCAGCAGTAACCTTCTCTCCTTTGACGCCTGAGTGTCTAAGGCTCTCGCTAATAGCAGAGATGACACCCACAGCAGCACGACTAGATGTGATATTCTTAGCGGCACTCATGATGGCTTCATCGCCACCTGTAGAGAGTTGTTTAGCAAGGGTACTAATAGCTAAAGCTACTTGTTCCTCGACTGCTGC